CTGAACTTCGAGGGTTCCGCCGTCGCCACAATGATCGCATCGGTCGAGGGCGATCTGCCCCCCATGATGGATGACGAGGGAGGTGATGAGAGCCCTTCTGAGAACGATGAGACGGATTCAGGTCGTGACACCCCCGACGAGGGCGCTAAGGCCCCCAGCAACGATCCTCTGGACGATCTGGGCCTCTGATGGCGCTGGATATGGCAAAGGTACGGGAGCAGGCGGCGCAAGTCGCCTCTCCCGCCGAGGCCGAGTACCCTCGCGAGGTTCCCGGTCGTGTCGCCCACATCGACGCGGACTTCATGGCGTATCAGGTAAGCGCCGAGAGCAAAGAGGAGTTGGACCCTGATGACCCAAAACCACGCAAAACATTGGAGGACATGAAGCACAATGCACATGCTGCGGTTACTCACATTCGTCGTATGGCTGCTGCTGAGCGAGCCGTCCTTCACGTCACGACAGCGGCCACGAAGGGAGGCCGAACTGAGCAGGCCATGCTCAAGCCTTACCAAGCCAATCGTTCTGACCGATCCAACAGGCCAGACAATCTGGATGTGATCCGAGAGTTCCTCGGCACTGGGGCTGGTGACGACGAGGGCAAGCTGAAAGGCGTGAACTGGATCTCACAAGAGGCCGACGATGGCATGGCTCAGGCGCACTACCAAGACCCTGAGAACACGATCATCTGCTCGGCTGACAAGGACTTGTTGATGGTTCCCGGCTGGAAGCTGGATATGTACACCAACAAGATACGGCAGGAGAAGGACGCCTTCGGGTGGATCGACCTCGACCGTTCCAAGTCCAGCGCCACGGTGGTAGGCGGCGGCACCAAGTTCTTCTGGGCTCAGTGCCTCATGGGAGATCAGGCCGACAACATCAGCGGAGTGCCAGAGGTTCCGGGCAGCATTTGGCAGAAGTACGCTGGGACCGCATCATACCGCGACACCTACGGCCAGTGGATCGCCACGGACTGCCCGAAGATCGCAGCCAAGCTGGACGAGAAGCTGAAGAAGCTGACCGCTAAGACCAAGAAGTGCGGCCCTGTGCTTACCTTCGATCTGCTGAAGGATGCCCGGAACGACAGGGAGTGCTTCGAGATGGTCAGGGCGTGCTACACGATGCTCGCCAAGGAACACGGCTATGTGTTCAGGGATTACCGTTCAGATCGTGAACTTACACCCACACAGGCTCTCCTGTCGGAGATGAAACTGTTATGGATGAGGAGCAATCCACACCCGGATGACGTGCTGCACTGGATAAAGGAGATCAAGAAGTGACTGAACAGACCCACTACGATACGAACCACCTGTCATTGGCCGAGATCAAGGCTGTGGCCACCGAAGTGTTCAAGCATTACATGGCTGTGATGACCGGCAAGGCCGACGATAGTGACACCCTGCACGCTGATCATGACGAACTTCACGACGAGGCGATGTTCTGGCAGGCAGAGTTCGAGAAGCGCAGTGCAGAATCGACTGACGGCGAGTAAGATCGCCCCGGCCAGAGAGGCCCTGCTAAAGAAGCAAGGGCGGCGTTGCCCATTGTGCGACGGTGTTATGGGTGGCAAGGGCAAACAGCCAGTCCTTGACCACGATCATGGCAACGGACACATACGCGACGTGATCTGTCGGAACTGCAACGGCATAGAGGGCAAGGTATTCAACCTCGCTCGACGCGCCAAGAACAAACTTACTGAGAAGCAGTGGATCGAACGGCTGCTCGCCTACTACGTCAGACACGAAACGCCGCAGCATGGAGGCTATCTGCATCCAACGCATAAGACCGAGGCCGAAAAGCGATTGGCCCGGAACAAGAAGTCGCGGGAGCGCAGAGCCAAGCTAAAGGCAAGTAAGGAGTGAGCATGGAAATATCGGATCAGAAGGCATGGGAGCGCAGCATGACATCGCTGGGCGTCTCGCGGTTCAGAGCGCAGGAAGAAAAGGCCAAGGACGGTAAGCGGTACACCGACACGTCCGCTGGTTCCCGACTGATCCGGGTGTACCTCTCACAGGTCAGCGAACGGATCGCGGAGGTTATCAATGCCCCGCGTCAGGGCGGTCGCCGTATGCACACAAAGCTGTTGCAGGGTATCGACTTCGACAAGCTGGCGATGTTTACACTGAACCGTGTCATGCAGTGCGTGTTCGACCCTGCACCAGTTCAGACCATGGCACAGAAGATCGGCCAGATGGTAGAGGACGAGTTGCGCTTCAGCAAGTTCGAGATCGAGACCCCAGAGTTCTACAACGCGGTCATCCGCGATCTGGACGCGAGGAACTCGTTCCAGTATCAACACCGGCACCGCGTCCTTGTGAACCGTATGAACGACCGGAAGATCGAGTGGCAGTGCTGGACAGGCACGACGCACATTCAGGTGGGCCTGATCCTGCTGGGTGCAGCGATGGATGCCAGCGACCTGATCCAGAAAGTCCAGAAGGAAGGTAAGCGTGGAGGCTGGTACATCGAGCCCACGCAGGAAGCCCTCGACTGGATCACGGCACACGACGAGAGCATGGAGGTTATGTTCCCCGACCGGATGCCATGTGTGATCGAACCAGAGGACTGGGCCGACTGGAAGGAAGGCGGGTTCTACACCAAGCGGATGCGCGGCAAGACACCACTGGTCAAGACGAGGGCCGGGCAGCAGAGGGACACGCAGTCTCCTTTGCTAGACAGCGTTGTGATGCCAGAGGTTCTAGCCAGTGTGAACGCCATGCAGCGCACAGGCTGGGCAGTCAACAAGGACATCCTATCCGTTGTGCGGGAGGTCTGGGAGCGCGGTCTGGAAATCGGGATGCCCCGGAGCCAGCCGTATGTGATCCCGCCCGCACCGATCCCCGAGGACAAGAAACCGGGCGATCTGCACGGAGAAGCGCGGCAGGCGTTCCTTGACTGGAAAGAGGAAGCACGCACTCTGCACGGCATGGAGAGCGACCGTAAGGCCGCAGTCATGGGCGTAGTCCGCTCGATGCGGATGGCCAGCCGAATGGATCATCTGGAACTGCTCTGGTTCGTGTATCAGCTTGACTTCCGCAGCCGCACCTACAGCACATCAGTAGGTGTATCCCCGCAGGGTAGCGACGTTGCCAAAGCCCTGCTTCACTTCGGGACAGCCGAGCCACTGGGAGACCGGGGCTGGTACTGGTTCCGCGTTCACGGAGCAAACAAGTATGGAAATGATAAAGGGCACTACGACGAGCGCGTTCTTTGGGTTGACAGTAACCGGGACGCCTTTTGTGCAGCAGGACGTGACCCACTTTCACACGTTGATGTCTGGAAAGACGCAGACAAGCCTTTCCAGTTTCTTGCGTGGTGCGCGGAGTTCAGCCGTGCTTGTGACGCAGGAAACCCTGCACAGTTTAAGTCCAACCTACCAATCGCTCTTGATGGATCATGTAACGGACTACAGCATTTCAGCGCAATGCTTCGCGATCCGGTGGGAGGCCGATCCGTCAATCTTGTGCCGACCGACAGACCCTCCGACATCTATCAAGACGTGGCTGATGTCGCCACAGCAGAAATGCGGGACATCCTGACCAAGCCCGACCACGATGGGTACGCATTCGCATCGAACTGGATGACCTTGTTCGGTGACAAAGGCATGGGACGCAAGCTGGCCAAGAAGCCGGTGATGACCCTGCCCTATGGCTCGACGATTCAGACCTGCACGAAGTCGGTGCACGCTTGGGTGCTTGAGAACGCGAAGGAGTTCTTCCCAGACAGTACAGGGTTCAAGCACAGCATGTGGCTTGCCAAGCTGTTGTGGAAAGCGATAGGCAAGGTCGTCATTGCAGCCCGAGCGGCTATGGACTGGATACAGCGGTGCGCACGCATTCTGGCCAAGCATGACGAACCACTGATCTACACGACCCCGGTAGGCTTCCCGATGGTTCAGTTCGCACCCAAAGCGGACACCAAGACTATCGAAGCGCAGATCGGCGGTCGAGTTCAACTGAAGGTTCGGCAAGAGTTGCCCGGCGTGAACACGTACAAGGCGGCAAGCGGTAGCAGCCCGAACCTTGTGCACTCTGTTGACGCAGCGCATATGCACATGGTCGTTGCAGAGGGTGCCCGACAGGGCCTCACTCACTTCGCCATGATCCACGATGACTTCGGGGTTCACGCCTGTCACATCGACCAGTGGCACGGTATAATCCGAGAGCAGTTCATAAAGCTGCACGGAGAGACGGATGTACTCGCGGAGTTCAAGCGACAGCAGGAGGAACGCACAGGAGTTGAACTTCCTGATCTCCCAGAGAAGGGAAATCTCGATCTTGAGAATGTCTCTAAGTCCTTGTTTTTCTTCGGGTAATCATTACCCCTACCTATAGGACAAGAGGCGTTCTCTCCCGCTAATGGTCTCAGATGCTCAGTTATGCCTACTCGAATGCCTCTGACTGAGTATCTGTCTATCCCATGCCCTCATGGTTATTCAGTTATTATATCTAGTTATTATAT